CGCCGAGTGCGGGCATGTTCTAGTCCTTGTCCTTTCCTGCACCGGCTCAGCCGGGGCTGACCTCAGCGAAGCGGCCGACGAACTGGTGCGCGTGGTCCACGACTCTCAACTCGCACTGCGCCTCGATGCGGCCCGTGTTCACCGAGGACTTCTGGCAGAGGAGCGACTCGACGGAGGCATCGACCTCTTGGAGCTTCCCGTTGGCCTCGAAGTCCCGGAGCGTCTTGATGATGCCGCGCTTCACGATGCTCGGGAGCACGACGCTGCGCGACTGCGGCTGCGCCGGATCCACCGTGCCGTCGCTCAGGCGCCGGTCATCCTTGAGCTTCTTGCCCTGGTAGTTCAGGGCCCAGTCCCTCAAGACCACGTCCACGAACTCGTCGCAGACGCTCATCCGGTGCGTCTCGCAGGCGCGGAAGTCGTCCACCGTGCCCTGGGGATTCTTCGACCGGGTGTTGACCGACATCACGACGTAGGCGCCCGCGTCGTTCGAGGCGAGGCAGGTGATGCCCTCGTTGATCGCCGTGTTCTGCTCGTCGGCCGTGGGCCAGTCCGCTTGATCGTACTGAGCGGTGAGTTGCGTCGCCCGACCGCCGACGTTCTCGGACGAGTCGGTGTTCTCGACGACGGAGCGGATCGCGATGACCTCGCCCACGAGCTCGGCCGGGACGTGGTTGCCGTCCTCCTGCCAGACGCACTGCATGCGCTCGTTGTTGCGGGCATTGGCGATCGTGGTCGTCGCCGCGAGGGTGCCGCGCGAGGCGAACACGCCGACCGAGCGAAGCCCCGGGTTCGGTGCGGACTTCACGTCGATGTGGCTCTCGAGGGCCGCCAGCGCGCCAGTCTCGGTGACGCTCACGCCGACGTAGTACTTGCGCACGGTCGCGAGGGTCGCGAGCGCCGTGGTCAGGAGCGAGGTCTCGGTCGTCGTGCCCTCGACGCCGCCGGACAGGTCGCCAGCCGCGCCGACGAACGAGAGGCCCGTGCTCGGGGTGATATCCGTCCGGGTGCGGATTGCGGTGTTCTGACTGACGCCCTTGATCTTGGCGGTGATGTTCAGGCCGGTGCCGGTGCCGGAGACATAGCGGGCCGCGGTGACCGGCAGCCAGGTCTTGGCGTTGATCGAATCGACGAGCCCCTGGGCGATGTTCGAGAGCGTCTCGCTCGTCGCGTAGCCGTAGGAGCACTCATCGGCGCCGACCCAGATTGACGCCGCGCCCTGAGCGGTGGCGGTCTTGCCGGACGCGCCTAGGACGCCGAAGGACTTGGCCGCGGCGGTCGCGCCGGTGCCGCTCGTCTCGAGGTACGGGACGCACCAGAGCTTGGGCGTCGCGCCGTGCCGCATGTAGCGACGGGCCGCGATGTGGATGGGCGAACCGCTGCCGCCATACAGCGCCGCGTCCCGCTCGCTCTTGAGCTGGATCAGCGTGTTGACGGTGCCGATGCCAGTCGCGGTGCGCGGCATCACGAGGACGGTCTCACGCGGACCGATGGCGGCGTTCGCTGGCCCCTGTGCCAGCTCGATTTGGGCGTAGCCGCCCGGGGTCCTGAAATTCGGCGCGATGCCGGGGATTGAGATAGTCGTCATCGACTGGCGTCCTTCTTTCGAGCCGCGGCGGGAGCGGCAGATGTCACCGTGTAGGCCCAGCCGTCGGCCGCGCTGACGTACTCGACGGGCCGATACGCCACGCCGACGGCCGCGGCCGTGTCAGCGTCGGCAGGCACGAGGTCGCCACCGCGCGCCATCTTGGCCAGCGTGACGACCGTGCGCGAATGCTGCGGCACCTCGAGGGGCTGCCCAGTGCTCACGTAACGACTCGTCGCGGTGTCCCATCGGAGGCCCACACGGGGCGCACGCTGCCCTTGGCGGTACGCGGCGGCCGGGACGGGGACCTCAGCATTGGCGAGTGTGACGAATCGGAGCGTCTTGGACATATGGGGAGATGCCGTCAGGGCGGGCCCTTTCGTCCGCGGGAGCGAAGCGCGGACATGGCTGGACGGCGCAGCCTCGGAGGAAGGAGGCAACGAAACGGAGGTGGGAGCGGAATCAGTTGGCCACGCGCCGCATGCCGTTGCTCAGCATCTCGCCGAGCTGCCGGTACGCGGCCGTCGTGGCGCGGTAGCCGAATTTGTACGGGCGGGTTCCGGGGTGCTGGACCTTGTAGGTCGCGACCCATCGCCCGATCTTCTTCCAGTAGAACCGGAGCGGGTATCCTGGGCCCCGCGGCGTAATGACGTGCGCGCGGGTGCCATACTCCACGAAACCGGCGTACCGTCGTGCCCAGCGCAGGTGCAGCCGGTACCCGCCGCCGACCTTGCGAATCGTCGTGCGGGTGTCGTCCTTCAGGCCCGGCGTGTGCTGGCGCTTGAACGTCGAGTGCGTCCGGACGTGGCTCTTGGCCAGCGTCGCGGCCCGCTCCGTCTCGAGGCGCAGCATGCCGTCGTGCGCGTTCAGGAACTTGGCGTGCTCCCGCTTCAGCGCGTCGAGATTGATGCCGATCATCCGTCGTAGAACTCCGACAGGCCGACCACGAGACCCGGCACTAGCTCCACGGCGTCGCCCACGTCCGCGGTCAGCGTCAGGCCCAGGAGCTCCCCGCCCTCGTCCAGGTCGCGGGTGCGCTCGTGCGTCTCGAGGACGCAGCGGACCGCGAGGTAGAGAGGCGCCTCTTCACCCTCGGCGAACTGCGCCTGGCCAGCCTCGTGCGAGAGCATCCGGACGCTGGCCAGGTAGCTCGTATCGCTGCCGAACTGCACCGCCCCCGACTGATACGCCGGGTGACCACGCCGCATGATCGTGCGCTGGATGGTGGCCGAAACGGCCAGGGTCGCGTCGTGGAGCTTGTGCAACTCGCCAACGGTCAGCGGCCCCGCGATCCAATGCGCGTGCCACTTCTGGATCCGGAACGTCTTTTCCGTGCTGACGTCGCTGTACTCCACCTCGCCGGTCCGGTGCACGGCCAGCACGGGCGGCGCGGCCCGTAGCTCACGCATCACGCGCGCCGAGGGCTCCAGCTTGAGGACGGAGCCGATGGGGTTCGTGGATGCGCGCAGCGGGGCGCCAGACGGCAGCGACGCGCAGACCAGGCCCCAGGCGCTATCCGCCCCGGTACCGAGTTCCGCGCGGATGGCCGCCGCGAACAGGGCCGCCAGCGACTCGCGCGCCGGGTCGAGCGCCTCGAACGTCAGCGCCGTGGCGTCAATGTCCGCGGCCTCGACGGGCAGCTTGGTGCCGCCGATGCGCTGCCAGACGGAGTCGGTCATCGGACGGCGATCCCTGTCAGCTCGTAGCGAAGCGCGCGGTCGTAAGTCGTCTTAGTGACGGCGAGATCGATCTGGTCGCCCGTCTCGTCGTGCACGAGGCGGACGCGGAAGGTCTGGCCGGTGGTCACGGCGCTGGCCAGCAGCGCAGACCAGGACGCGCCGAGAACGGGCGTGATGGGCCCGACCGTCCACTGGCCGGCCTCGGCATAGCCCAGCGCGACGGCTTTGCTGCTCGCCTCGCGCGCTTTCGGGGGCTGCCCGGACTCGAGTAGCTCCACAGCCGTCGTGCTCTCGGTGCCGTCGCCAGCGTGCGTCGGGCCGCTCCACGAGGACGTGTCGAGGTAGACCCGCCACGGCCGCAGGCCGAACTGGCCCGGGATGGCCCGGCAGCGGTTGGCGATGCGACGGAACGAGTCGCGGGCGGCCATCAGTACACGCTCAGCGAGCCGCAGCCGCTCGACTGCGACCACTGCGGCGCGATGCCGAGCGCGGCGCCCAGTTCGTTGCGCCAGTAGGTGAGCTGTTGGCCAAGGTTCCCAAACAGCGTCCTCGTGGAACCCGCTTGGTAGAACGACACTTCATCAACAGCCTTGAGCTGCCCCGTCCCGAACGTCGCAGCCATCTCGCGCTTGACCTCATCGATCCGGCGCAGGCACTCGCGAGCGATCGGGATCGGGCCGTCGAGCACGACCGGGTACGTCCCCGAGTGCGCGCCCTTGAGCTGGACGGTCGCCACGGTGGCGGCAAGGCTCTGAATCGTGGCCCACTCGGCCCGGCTGTCCACGTCCACACAGACGCGGGCGCCGACCGCGAAGCCCGTGGCGCTGGCAAGCGTCAACGCGACGGGAGTGTACGAGGTCGCCGCGGTCACCGTCGTTGACGATGTCGTGGCGACCTCGGACGCGATGTTGTCGTTCACGACCGTATCGAACCACGCCGTGATCCCGATGTACGGGCTCGCGTCGTTGGACAGCAGATTGAAGCCCAGTTCGGCCTTCAGTCTGTAGAGTTCGGCGGTCGTGAACGGCATTGGTTAGCCTCGACTCACAGCCGACGGAAGTCGTCGGCCTTGTCGCGCTTCACGTAGTTGTAACTCATCGAGTAGGTGTCCCCGACGGTCCCGCTCGCCACGCCCGAGACGAGCGCGAAGCGGACGTAGGGGAGGCCGTGCACCGCGAGCGGCGCTTCGATGTACTTGGCGCCCGTGCCGGTCGAGGTCTGCAGCACGACGTGGGCGGCGTTGTTCTGCCCGTGGAAGTCTCTCCACGTGCTGTTGTCCGCGCTGCCCTGCCACTTGCCCGTGAGGGTCATCGTGTTGGTGTACGCCGACCAGTAGACACGCGCCGAGAGCGTGCCGGGCTGGATCCTGCCAGTCGGCAGGGCATCCATGTTCTTCTGCGCACCGACCGGGCCGAGCGTGAAGCTCCCCGAGGTGGCGTTCGTTGCGGTTCGCCGGATGCTCATTGCTTAGG